ACAGTGATGACGACTATGACGACTATGACGACTATGACAACGATCCCAATGAGTATGACGAATAATCATGTGGTATAACAAAGTTGTCAATGATTTGTCATTGATACCTGACTTTATAAATTACTATGAGAATGAACTACATCTAGCCAAACGTGAATGCGGAATTTCGGGCATCATTGAAAAAAATCTCAGTGCATTGCCCGGAATTACCGAACAGAGATTTAATCAACTACAAGAAATCGAAGCAGTATTGAATTTTCTTAATATACAATTGAGAAAAATTCGGCGACGACATTTTCAAAAATATTTGGAAACTTATGCCAGAGCATTGACCAGTCGAGATGCTGAAAAATATGTCGACGGCGAAGATGAAGTAGTGGATTTCGAAACCATCATCAACGAAGTTGGATTATTGAGAAATAAATGGTTGGGTGTTATGAAAGCATTGGAAAGTAAAAATTTCATGCTGGGGCACATTACTAGACTTAGATGTGCCGGAATGGAGGATGCTGAAATTTAAAATTTCCAAATCTAGTTCATAAATATCTCTATGAAAATAATTTTAGCAACCGGGGGTTTTGACCCCATACACAGTGGACATTTACAGTATCTACAACATGCTAAAAATCTTGGTGATAGACTGTATGTGGGTATCAACAGCGACGATTGGTTAATTAGAAAAAAAGGCCAGGCTTTCTTGAACTTTTCAGAAAGAGCCACAATAGTGTCAAACCTTAGAATGGTTGATGCCATTGTGGATTTTGATGATGCTGATAATTCGGCCAATGATGCCATTCGACAAGTCTGCGAACATCATCCCAATGACCAAATTTATTTTGTCAATGGTGGTGATAGAAATCACAACAATATTCCTGAGATGTCTTTGTTGAACGATTCAAAATTTTCTAATTTGAAATTTTTATTTGGTATTGGTGGTAATAACAAACAAAATTCTTCATCAACTATTTTGGAACAATGGCGATATCCCAAAACAATAAGACCCTGGGGATATTATCGTATACTACAATCCAACGACAAAACAGTCAAAGTCAAAGAATTAGTAGTTGAACCAGGACAAACACTCAGTATGCAACGACATCAAAGTCGTGCAGAATTTTGGTTCGTGAGCCGAGGTCAAGCCACAGTCTATACCATAAACAAATCCACTGATTTGGAAATTAGAAATCGATTGGATATATTTGAAAATACCTGGATTGCTCGCAATGAATGGCATCAGCTGGCCAATGAACAAAATATTCCACTACATCTCATTGAGATTCAATACGGATATAATTGCATTGAAGAAGACATCGAAAGGTTGGAAAAATGACTATCCCGGTTTTCATTGGGTATGATCCTCGTGAAGCTGTGGCTTTTCATGTCTGTGTCAATAGTATCATTAGACAAACTAAAGAATTGATATCTATTAGACCATTGGCACTGAATTTACTATCTCACTATCAAGAAACACACACCGACGGCAGTAATCATTTTATCTACAGCAGATTTCTTGTTCCGGAACTAATGAATTATCAAGGTTGGGCAATATTTATCGACGGCGACATGATCTTACGTGATGATATTTCTCAACTATGGAATCTACGTGATGACAAATATGATGTCATGGTAGTCAAACACAACTACACCACAAGAACTTCAGTGAAATACCTGGGCAGTCCCAATCACAATTATCCTAGAAAAAATTGGAGCAGTGTGATATTGTGGAACTGCTCTAGTCCCAACAATCGCTGCTTGACTGCAAAGACCATTGAACAATCAACCGGTGCACATCTGCATAGATTTGCTTGGTTGAACGATGAAAAAATTGGTTCTTTACCTGTGGAATGGAATTGGTTACCTGATGAATTTGGTGTAAATAAAAAAGCAAAACTATTACATTTTACTTTGGGAACACCTTGCTTTCATGACTACGCTGATTCTCCACAAAGCGAAGAATGGTTTAGAGAACAGATTTTTACTAATTATTGTCAACAAAAATTATCATAATGAATTTACCGATTGCTCTAGTTGAAAGATGGCCCGGTGCCGAATATCAACAACAACATAAATCCATAATCAGTGCTTTGAAACACAATATATCTGATGCATTGACATTGTATAAAGACATCGAAATATTAAATGCCATTGAATCTACTTGGGAATCACCGGACATATCTACCAAAGAAGGCAAATATAATTTAAAAAGATTGGGGGATCAGGCTCTACATCGTCAGGTGTCACAACATATCATTGATAAAAAAGAAAGATATGAGCGTTTAATGAAATTCTCAGACTATCCGGCCATGATCATGGCCGCATATCCACATGCAGAATTTTTGCCCTATGAAGATTTCAATAGAATTAAACACGAAACCAATGGCAGTATATTGGTTCGAGGTATAGCTGCTGGTAAAATAATTGATTGGATGCAACAACAAAACAGAGATTACTATTTTATTGAAACAGGTTATCTGGGCAATTATCCCAGTCTGAACAATCGAACTGGCAGAAAAATATATCATCGTATAGTTAAAAATTCCATGCAGCATAATAAAATTATGTCAGTGCCGTCGGATCGATGGGAAAAATTAGTCAAATGGAACGAATTCCTACGCTATCAAGGCTGGAAATATCCCGGCAACAAAATTTTAATTGTCGCTCCCAGTGAAAAGCCTTGCAAATATTACGGCATTAACAAACAACAATGGCTGGATTCCACCGTAAAAACATTAAAAAAACACACAGATCGACCCATTGTAATTAGAGAAAAAGCATCACGTGCAGAAAGAACCAACGATACTATCTATAATTCATTTGACCAAGACATTTATTGTGTAGTGACTTACAATAGTATTGCTGCAGTTGAAGCGGTGGCATATGGTATACCAGCTATTGCACTGGCTCCTACTGCAGCACAACTTGTGTGTGGCAATAAATTACAAGACATTGAAACTCCTTATCGACCCTCAGAGGATTTTGTTCAAACCTGGTTGAGTCACATCGCATATTGCCAATTCAGTCTCGACGAAATGATCTCAGGTCAAGCATGGGAGCTGGTCAAAGAAAATGAACAAAGATCAACAGTTGATCATTAAAAGCTATCTCAGCAGCTTGCCGCCCAAGATCAACAGTCAAGAAAAAATTGATGCGTTGACATTTTTTGCTCAAGGTGCATCTGCTTGTGGGGATCGAGCCGAAATAACACATAGTCAAATTTACGAACCCTGCGATGTTGGTGCTATCATTGGCAATGCCTTTTCTACTAATCCCAATAAAACAAGATTGTCACACTATCAAGTTAGAAAAATGATAATCGATACACAAACTAAATTAAAAAAATATTGGTTGAGCATTGACAGTAATGTTTTCATTTATAAAAACAGTCTAAATCCTCGTAGATATTTACGCTACAGTTTCAATGGAGTGTTCCCTGCCACTGGAATTTATTGCAATGACAACTTCGACGACAACAATTGGAAAAAAATACGCAAAGATTACCATATGGATCTTGCACCTTGGCGAACACAGGGATCTCATATTTTAATGGCATTACAAAGACCACAAGGTTGGAGTATGCGTGGTATTGAATTTGAACCTTGGTTTATTGACACAATTCAAAAAATTAGAAATCACAGTGATAGACCCATAGTGGTCAGATGGCATCCGGGTAATTGGAAAGATTTTCCAAGATATGAAAAATTATTAAGAAAACAAAAAGTTTCTATCAGTCCACAATCCAAACATATCACAGAAGATTTAAAAAATTGTTGGGCTTTGGTATGCCACAACAGCACACCCAGTAGTGTAGCAGTGATAGAAGGAATACCAACATTTATTACCGACGATCCAAATTATTGTCAGGCTGGATCAATGGCAAATTTGGATTTTTCTCGGATGGAAAATCCATTGATGCCTGATCGCAGCACCTGGATTAAAAAACTAGCACAGTGTCATTGGAATTTTGATGATTTAAAATCAGGACAATGTTGGGCCCATATGCGACAATGGGTTAAACTCTCTTAGTTCGATCAGTTGAGTTGTTAGATCTGGAATAGACCATTTTCGACATTGCCTAGTATCGAAAATAGTTTTATCTATTGCTTTGTCTAAATGTATGGCTTCGATGGTTTTATGGCATTCGTAAATTTGATTTATTAAATTTAATAGTTGATATTTACTGACTCGACAATCATTGTCGACTAGATGATAAATCCCCCAAAATTTCTTTGTGTCAATGATATAGTCATTGATACATTTGGCCAATTGCAAAGTTGTAATTCCATTCCAATAGGCATTGGTCCAACCCTGAACATGTTGTGGTGATCGATATCGAAGCCAATCCATTAATCCAGTGCCAATTTTGATTTCTGGACCAATGATACTGCATCTAAAAGTTATATCTTTGGAATTATTGATTTCACCTAGACCCTTACTACGACCATAAAAATTTTGTTCAGTGAGATGATCGGTTTCAATATAGTGACCACGACTGCCATCAAATACACAATCGGTGCTGATATGGATTATTTGACCGGTATGATTTCGTAATCCATATGCAAGATATTGTGGAAACCACGAATTAACTATGGCTGCTAGATCTGGACGATCTTGACAATCTTTGACTAATAGACCCACACAATTGATGATATAATCAAAACTGCAATCTATTTTTTTAATCAATGCATCGACTGATTTGACATCGTCGGCTTGAAAATAATGATCACAAAAACTGGATTTCTCTTGTCGAGCAGCAGTCTCGACTTGATGCCCTTGTCTACGAAGATATTGTGTGATCATATGGCCGGCCATTCCGGTGGCACCTAATACCAGTATTTTCATAAAAATTTTCCTTGTTTCAACATGTTATAAATTTCCTGAGAATTCATTAGTTTGGTGTCACTGCTGAATTCATTATAGGGTATGCCGGGTAGATCACCGTAGAAATCCAGTAACTTTTCATTGTTGGATTGCGGAACTATGACATAATAATCATCATTGATTTGTCGACTCAATGAACTTTCGTGACGACCAATCAAGACTTCGTGAATTTTTTCACCAGGCTTGGCACCAATTTCCAAGATAGGCACACGACCATAATAATTCATCAACACATCTAATAGATCAACTATACGGCAACTGGGCATATTCATTACAAATGTTTCTTTTCCTAGACCAGTTTCTGTGGCACGAAATAACAAATATATTGCTTGCTCTAATGTAAGAAAAAACCTTGTCATACGAGGATCAGTCAACCGAACTGGTCCACCACGCTGAATTTCTTGTATAAAAAAAGGTATGACACTGCCATTGGAACCCATGACATTACCACCACGAACACAGATAAATTTAGTGTGATCTGACAGATCATTGGCCTGTAAAATCAATCTTTCTCCTACTGATTTAGTCATACCATACAAATTCAATGGTTCAACTGCTTTGTCTGTGCTGACATCAATGACTTTGTCGACTTTATTTTCTATAGCTGCATTGACTACATTGG